CCCATGTTATGTGAGCTAACTCACCTCCATTAACCGTCAGGTGCTAAGTCAAGGAAGAGAAGAAAGATGAAGTTAAGTTTAGGAAGCAAGGAGGGGCTCAACGTTTACGCTGTTGCCCTATTACCTTGAATCCGACTTTCTCATCAATCTCCCTTTCTCCAAGACGAAGCCCAAACGGGAACATCGACAAGTTGAAGGAAGCAACGCCTTCGACTCAGAAGAGTTCTCGTGACCCCAGCAATGTCAACGAAGCCATTGAAAGGATTTTCAACAACCACCCCTCTTCTCAAGGAGGTTGCGTACAGAGGAGCATCGTCAACTAATCGGCGCTTGGCACCGACGCCGCGGAACTCACGGATATAGAAGGTCCCATGAATATCAACTTTTGGTCGATAGTATGGGTCTTTGATATGTCCGTCGCCTTCGACCCAGATTGGGCCGGAGACAGGTTTCGCGAGTCGTATGCTGGACCGAAATAGAGAAAATGATCCTTGACATTTAGCATCAAGGAATAGCCCTCTCCCAAGTGCGTTCGCAAGCCGAATAAATCGGTTAGCAGCGCGCACAAGAGCAGGGTTATCGACACGGCCGTCGATCTTTTGGAGGATAGCCTCCTTCTGATAGATCGGCGTGACGTCGACACCGTTGAAATAGTGTTTGCCACATGACTCATAAAAACTCCCATCAATAAAAGTTTTATCCTTATTGACGGTAAAGCCTAATGAGTCGAGGTAGCTTACAAGTTTTTCAGCGATGTTTCTTGATACAATGATGTCGTCTCCGTAAACGGAAACAACTGCATCGTACGCGCCTAGATCATCACGCACCGCAGAAGCGATAGCGTAAAAGATCAGACTTTCCAGCTCAAATGTAAAGCCGTTCCCCATTGCTGAGAAACGTTCCAATTTGCGACTGGAACCATCAACGCAGATAGAATGAGTGCGAATATCGTTGAGATAGTCGTACCATTCCTCTGGCAATAGATGACGAACGAGTTCCCGAGTTACGGTATCACTAGCATTTGCTAGATCAATGGTGCTGTAGCCATTCGCGAAAGCGAGTGCAGCCAGCACCTGATTCCTCGATTGATCATCGAGGTTAATACCGTTCTTCTGTAACTGCCTACGGATATACATCCCAACTCCTTTCTGAAAAAACAGATTAAGAGTAGGCTGTATTTCTATAGGTCGCAACGTCTTGACGGTTTTCGGGACAGTCGTGAAACGACCATCTTCGACTATCAAGAATTCACCCGATAGGGGGCTAACAGGACCAAGCACTTCCGTGCCAAGCCTAGCAGCCATCCAATGGATGTCGTGTTCCATATACGCGCGAGCGTATCTGACGCACCGTTGTGTTACAGAAAGTCGACGTTCGAGAATCTTTTTGTCCAGTGACGCGCTACGTCTGTTTAAACTTGACGTAGCGCCACTGCCCCATTCACAATGCGGAAGAACTTTGCTAAACTTAAAAGGTCCGAGGATACTAGCGATTTTTCGCTTCGCATACAAAAGTATACGATCAACGTCACGAGAGTGACGCCAGTGTCTCAAGATCTCATTAGTCTCGCGGTTCTTCGCCTCAACTTTCTCAAGGTTGAGCTTCGCTTCTTTTTCTAGCTTAGCGCTGTCTGTGATAAACCCTTGGTATTTCCGAAGGTAACCGTGGACAGTGTAATCTAGATGGAAGCTATAGGCATTGTCGTAATCGGACGGATTGATATCTAGGGACGCGAGTCCCAGATAATCTTTCCTGTCGAGCAAATTCAATGCTCGATCCGAAAACGGGCTTCCTACGTTCTTGCAAAAGAGCCTAAAGGCTTCTACTGCAATGTCGCGTTCAGTACAATTAGTTCCTGCGCGAGCTCGCTTTTGCCGAGCTTTTGTTGACATTTGGGATCACCTTAGAAGATGACCATCAAATCGTCAACGGCAGAAACCACTTGCGCGGACGCCAGGAGGTTGGCCATGAGAACACGCGTATCCTTACGCTCTTGCTTAACAGAGCGCTCGGGCAACGTGAACTCAATACGGCTTTCCTCAACGTAGGATACGGTGGGCGGAGGCGTAATACCGGCACTGTTATTGCTGACCGTTTCAAGGGTTGGCAGGTAGAGTGTCAGAATAGCTTTCGACTTGCCCGTGAGTTGACCTTTAGGGTCCATCACACGAGTTTGACGATAGCCAATACGCTTAGCCCCCAAAGGATTCGCAGGAGCGGGAGTGGTTTGTTCAAACCACATAACGCCCTTGTCATCCTTGCCAATGGGAGTAAAGGTGTGTGCCACCGGAGAGGTGGCACCATCGTTGATAACGATGGTAGTAGCGGCAGCCATTTGACTGTCCTTCTCAGTTGAGGTTTGCTAGGTGAATGCCGGCAAATGCCAGCACCCGCGTTACCTAAATCTCTTTCCAACCATTTGATGGAAAAGAGCGGCGAGGTCCATCTGTCTCTTTGAATTAAAATTCACAGAGAGACGGATACCGCCGGGTAAAGGGAGACTTGTACCTCTTACTCTATTCAGACTTGTGGTCCGAAGAGAGCAAATGTTCATTGTTGTTTTATCACCGTAGGGTCCGTCTATGTATTGGCCGTTAGGCCAAGTCATATAAGATCCTTTAGTGATGCCCAACGTAAACTGTACAGTCTCTTGGAGCCATGTTCTTGTTGTGTAGCCGTCTACGACGCGACTGTTAAACAGAAAATAGTTCTCCCATAAGGAGAGCTGCTGCGAAACATTCACGAGCCAGTCGGCCACAAAGGACAAGGGTAATAGCTCCCACGCAATTCCAACTGGATTTAGGGAAGTCCAATCGTATATGCGTGCCGATGGATCGAGCTTAAACAGATAACAGTGCTCAATTCTCGTAGAGAGTTTGGAAGTTGTGGTCACTTGTGGTGACCCATAAGTTCCTAATCCGAACGATTGTTGAACCTCTTTCTTTGTAGAAGCTCTGCCCTTGACAGGGTAAGCGCCGTTTATAACGTGCTTACCACCCAAGGTATCCATCGCGTCGTAAATAGAGTACACTGACGGCAACCAGCCGTAGCGTCCCTCTAACCATTTCTCGGTTATGTAATCTAAGCGCCTTTGTCCCGATGTTGGTAGTTTCTTACCAACCCTGCTTTTCGGATTAAGAACTTCATCAAAGAAGTTCTTTGCGAATCGCTTAAGGTTGACAGTATTACGCAACATATTGAGAGTTGGGGCGGCCTCAGCGAGGTCAACAATAAAATTATTGTTTCCCTTAATGAGGTCATAGATCTTTTCCATGGCCCGATCCGATATTTCCGCTTCATAACTAGGCACGTTCAATAGGTGCGTTAGGTATTCAACACCAAGATCGCCGCTAATCCCTTCAAGTTTATACTTGCCGAGATAGCACGTGTCAAGGACGTCTATACCATTGCGCCCACTATAGATGTGCTTAGTATAGTTGTGGGGAGTTGTGTGCACGTAATCACCTTTGCTCGTAGAGCAAACGAAAATACGTCGCGCCTTAACGGCTCTGTTTAAACCTGAATAACCGTGACCAAAGTACCTTTGAGTACCGTAATCATAGACATCATGGTTTTGCATTGCCATAAGGGCTCCTCCTTATCGGTTAAAACGTCGACATTTGTCAAGGTGCTTGACAAAACAGGATACATTTGTATCCAGGAGACCTCACGGGACAAATGCTGAACTTTGAAGCGTATGAGTGGTGAGATTGCGTTCAGTTTAGCCCCTCTAGTTTTGCGTCACTGCCTTTCAGCAGCTTTGCCGTTA